TAAAAGTTTTAAATTGTTTTCTTAATTTATTTATCTCATATACTCCTAATTTTTTATTTTTATATGAACGATTATCTTTAAGAGTTGTTATCAATTCACCGTTTTTCATTCTTTTAACTATTTCTTCGGCAATCATATCCTCTATTTTTTCTTTTGGATATTCAGATTTTCGTTTTCCCATAACAAATTTTTTAATATTTCTTCCTATTTCTCTGCCTACTTCATTATTCCATAGATCCATATTTGTTTCTTCAGATGACTGTTTATTTAATAAACCTACAATTTCATGATAATAACCCCCAATATTGCTCACAACACTACCCCAATCAAATTGAGCAATTGCCTGCATATATGCATGTTTGAACGCATCTGCTTCATTATTCCATGTATCATTTTTTCCTGTTCCTATTTCAAATCCATAAATCTTTTGATACTTCTTTGTTTTTGCATATATTTCTTGCTGAAATTTATCTGTTAGACTATTCATTTATTGCTCCTTTTGTTTTAATATGTTTAGTATGTTTAAAAATTTTAAAAATTGTATTACTACAAATTTAATTTCTTTATTTGGCTATTTGATTTTTATTGCCTCCGTTATTGTTTTATTTGGAATTCTTCCAAAATACATGGCTATTGAAATTGCTAATAAAGAAATTTCTTCTGCTACTTCCGATATGGCATATTTCAGCTTTATGTTCGTAATTTATAATTTTACATTTATAATTTTTTGTATTTATATTTTTTTATTTATACTGTTTATTTGCTATTTCATTGAAAGACACCTCCAAAATTCTGGTAGAATTAAACCATTAAAGATTTTAGAAAATTTTAATAAACCTAAAACCATAATTTTTTGGCTTGGCTATTTTTTAGTATTTTTTCCAATATACCATTATTTAATATCACTCATTTGGCTTTTCATAGCTTTACCTTAATACATTTCTATTATGACAAATTTTAAAAAATAAAAAAGTCCGTATTTTTACGTAAGTAATTTTACGTACGTAATTTTACGTACAGAAAAATAAGGACAAATAATTCCATAAAAATGTAGTCAAAATTTTTGCGAAAAGAGAATTTTGGATGAATTTGCTGAAAAGTTTTAAAAATCGATAAATGGAATTTCTCTATATCCTGATAAATCCTGCACAGTGCGGAATTTTTTGCATAAAAAAAGAAGTCTTGTCGACTTCTTCTTTTAAATGGTGGAGGATTTAGTCCGGAGAGCAAAATTTTATTTTTAACTCACGAAATTTATTTTCTTCTGTAATAACCGCTTACTTCTGTTCCATCATCTCGTGTGTATGAATTCACATAAATCAAATCACCACTTTTAACTTTTTCTTCTGCCTCAAAATTTCTTGGAATGCCGTAATTTTTCAATTGATTATCTATGTAGTTTTCATATTTGCTAAATTCATCTGTTGACAATTTTCCAATTTCTTCTGCTGTAAAAATCTTATTTTCAGGAATTTCGTTTTGAATATCCGAAGCATAACCAGTAAAAGTTTTAAATTGTTTTCTTAATTTATTTATCTCATATACTCCTAATTTTTTATTTTTATATGAACGATTATCTTTAAGAGTTGTTATCAATTCACCGTTTTTCATTCTTTTAACTATTTCTTCTGCAATCATATCCTCTATTTTTTCTTTTGGATATTCAGATTTTCGTTTACCCATAACAAATTTTTTAATATTTCTTCCTATTTCTCTGCCTACTTCATTATTCCACATATCCATATTCGCTTCTTCATTTGGTTGATTATTTAGTAGTCCTTTAAGTTCATGATAATAGCCACCAATATTGCTCACAACACTACCCCAATCAAACTGTAAAATTGCCTGCATATATGCATGCTTAAAAGCATCAGCTTCATTATTCCATGTATCGTTTTCCCCTGTTCCTATTTCAAAACCATAAATCTTTTGATATTTTTTTGTTTTGGCGTACATTTCTTTCTTAAAATTATCAATTGGATTATTCATTTTTTACTCCTTTTGTTTTAATATGTTTACTATGTTCAAAAATTTTAAAAATTGTATTACTACAAATTTAATTTCATTATTTGGATATCTAATTTTTATTGCCTCTGTTATTTTTCTATTGATAATTTATCCAAAATGTTTAAATTATCAAATCAAATATAAAACTGCTGCACATTCTATAGCAGATACAGCTTTTTTTTGTTTTATGTTTATAATTTTTTGTATTTATATTTTTTTATTTATACTATTTATTTGCTATTTCATTGAAAAACACCTCCAAAATTCCGGAAAAATAAAACCATTAAAGATTTTAGAAAATTTTAATAAACCAAAAACCATAGTTTTTTGGCTTGGTTATTTTTTAATATTTTCACCAATATATTACATTTTAGTATTACTTATTTGGCTTTTCATAGCTTTACCTTAATACATTTCTATTATGACAAATTTTAGAAAATATAAAAGTCCGTATTTTTACGTAAGTAATTTTACGTACGTAATTTTACGGACAGAAAAATACGTACAAATAATTCCATAAAAATGTAGTCAAAATTTTTGCAAAAAGAGAAATTTGGATGAATTTGCTGAAAAGTTTTAAAAATCGATAAATGAAAATTCTCTATATTCCGACAAATCCCGCACAGTGCGGTATTTTTTGCGTAAAAAAAAGAAGTCTTTTCGACTTCTTCTTTTAAATGGTGGAGGATTTAGTCCAGAAAGCAAAAGTCTCTTATTGATTTCCTGATATATTAAATTTTTCAGGGATTCGGTACGTTTGTTATAATGGCAAACCCTCTGTTTGTAAAGTTCTTTACCAAAAATTCCCTAAACAACCTAACAGGGAATTAGCAGGGGATTCACAAATTATTACTTTCGTCTTATCCATCTAATTAAAGAATTAGGAAATAATTTTTGCTTTATGTTTTCTAATAAAAAAGCCACCTTTTGTAAAAGAGATTTTGTTGAAACAATTTTTTCCAGTTTTTCTGTTGTATCTTTAAGATTTTTTTTTAGAAATTCTATAAATGCCTTATCAGACATTTCATTAACTATTGCCATCATTTGTTCATAAGTTAAAGCTTTATCTTTTTCTTTATCTTGTTTCTTTTCTTTTGAAGAATATTTATTAAGAACATTTACGTATTTTGTGCCTAATTCTGAGTTTATTTCTACATTTAATTCAAATAGTTCTTTTGCACGCCTAATTATTTTTGTGATACTTTCGCTGCTTATAGTACAAGTTTCTATATTTCCTTCATTTCTAGTAATATTAATACTTTCGAGATTTTCTTCTAATGATGTAAAAAAGGAATTAAGCATAAGTACATCAATTTTTTCAGGTTCTAAATATATGCGTTCGTTCCCTTTAACTTTATTATAAAAACTTTTCCATCTTTGTAACCAATCTTTGTATATTGCTTTTATTTCATCTTCTGATTGCATTGTTGATATTCCCCATGGGATTCTACTTTGCTTAATCATATAAGACAAAAAAGGCTCTATGCTAAAATATTCTTTACAAAAGTCAAGCCAAAATTCGCATTTTTTCTGATACAAAGCCATTCGTTGCTGTGATCTATTGTCTATACTGTTTACAATTAATGTTACGATTCCAGATATTATTGCAGATATGAATGCAGGTGTAATTAATTCTCTCAAACTATAATGCGAATTCCTAAATTGAAAAATAGAGATAGTATTAGTTAGATTTTGGATATCAAAATTGCTAATTTGATTTAATAATTCATTCATTGATAATAGTCTCTTGAAATTTGTTATTAATAACTATTCTATTATCTCTTACTAAAATTACATGGTCAACTTATACCTTAACTTCGCTATATTAAAATTAAGACAAAGTACTAAAGTTTTTCAATATACTAATCAGAATTTCTAAAATGATTAAAGTTCCATTGCAGGTCGAAATAAAAATTTGATTCCGGATTTTTGTTGTATTTAAAATAGGGTTTGTTATTATCTGTTTGTATAAAACTTTCAAGTGCCGTCTTGATTTCTTTTGCAACGCGGGCTTGAAATTCTGTGTTTGAAAGTTGAATACGCTCTTTTGTCCTTTTATTTTTCAAAATCATCTTCAAACTCTCTTATATTATCAAGTTCAATATTGTAGCGTGTTTTGATTTTATCAATACAATTAAAAAATAGTTTTACCAAAGAATTGCTTTCTATAAAATAATTTAATAATTACACTTATTTAAAATTTTTCTTTTATGTTTAATGTTAATGTTATATATATATATTAAACGTAAACTTTTTTAATTTTAAAAACAGGAAATTAACAGGATAAAAACACGTGCCTAACAGGTCCATTATAGGTTAATCATGAAATTTTTCAGGAGGTTAAATATGAGTATACAATGTCCATATTGCGAAGAAACAAATACTAAAAAAAATGGAAAACAAAAGGGGAAACAACGTTATCTGTGTAAAAATTGTGGAAGATCTTTTCAAAACCCTTACATAATAGCAAAAAGAACATATAGTGCAGAACGATTTTTTAACACATTGTATAATTTAATAGAAAGTAAAGAAACAAAAATAAGTTTTGATGAGACATCCTTAGATAATATTAATCCTTATATAAAAGAAAATAATAAAAAAAAGATTGTAATAAAATTAATTCCACAAAGGTCTATAAAAAATTTAGTTGTTCATTCATATAATTTAAAAATGGCTATAATATTTGAGAATGATAGTGAAATACAGATTTATAAATATGATAGAAAAGCTTCTGATAAGAAATCAGAAAGTTACCAGATTACAATAATTGATGATGATGGAAAAATGAATAATAGATTATAACAACTATTTTTTATTTTCGTTGCTACATAAAAATTTCCAAAATTCTGAAAGGCCTATTTTTACTGCATTTTTAAATTTCAGTTTTAAATTTTGTGCTGCTGAATTTATTTTGCACTCCAAAAAATAAAAGTTAATAGTTAAGGGAGTGCAGAAAGAGGTTTTTATGCAAAATTTAAACGAAACAAAAAATTCGGCACTTAAACTTGAGAATGCATTAATTAGGTGGGAGGCAATTGATGCAATTAAAAATTCTAAAAAGCAGTTTCGAAAGCATTCGAAAAAGAAAATTGACAGATTGGCAAAACAAATAAAGCATTTTAAAATATTTATTCCAATTGTCATAGATACAAACAATGAAATTGTTGCTGGATTTGCTCGTTTCAATGCAGCTAAAATTTTAGGTTTAAAAACTTTGCCTGTGATTCAAGTTTCACATTTAACGCCAGAAGAATTAGAAGCATATAAAATAGCGGAAAATCAAAGTGTTATGTTCGAGTCTGATTGGAACTTACCGCTGTTAAAACTTGAGTTTCAGAATTTTGTAGATACAAAATTTGATTTGGAATTAACAGGTTTTGAAATACCTAAAATTGATGTAATGCTAAATGAAAGAAACGAAAAATCTGACAACCAAGATGAAATTATATCAAACGAATTAGAAACGTTAGTTACTAAAAGGGTAAAATCCGGCGATATATGGCAATTAGGTAATCATAAACTCCTTTGTGCAGATTCAACAAAAATAGAATCTTTTAAATTTTTATTGGGCGATGAAAAAGTTAATATGGTATTAACTGATTTTCCTTTTAATATGTCTGTAAAAAGTATTGTTGGAAACGGAAAAATTAAACATCCTGAATTTGCTATGGCAAGCGGAGAAATGAGTTCAGAAGAATTCACACAATTTCTATCTATAGTTATGCAAAACATCCAAAAGTTTTGCTTAGATGGTACCATTGCGGAGTTTTTTATGGATTGGCGGCATATCACAAATATTTTAGAGGCAGGTAAAATATTTAATAAATTATTGAATATTTGTGTATGGAATAAGTTGCAAGGCGGCATGGGCACTCTATATCGCAGTCAGCACGAATTTATATTTATATTTAAAAATGGTACAAATAGTCATACTAACAATATACAACTTGGAAAATATGGTAGATATAGAACCAATGTCTGGGATTATAAAGGTGTTCGAGTCTCTAATCCTGAAAATAGGGATGATCTGAAGTATCATCCAACTGTCAAACCTGTAAAAATGCTAGAAGATGCTATTTTAGATGTTAGCAATCCAAATGAAATAGTGTTGGACTGCTTCGCGGGATCTGGTTCGACATTGCTTGCTTGCGAAAATACAAATAGATGTTGTAGAGCTATTGAATATGAACCTCATTACTCCGATGTAATTTTGTACAGATGGCAACTATTAACAGGAAAAGAACCAGTATTTATACGCAATGTTTACGATGAAAGAAAGGACGTTTAATATGTTTGAAGATATATACAGTAATGCTCCTGAAGATTTAATAAATGAAGCAATTAAAAAATATCATCCTGAAGTTATGAGAGATGAAAAAGGTCGTTTTAAACCAGGGTTCTCCGGAAATAAAAAAGGTCGTCCTGTCAAAAATTTAAATAATATAAAAGATATTTTAAATGACATTTTGAAAAATAAAACCGCCCTGACAATTTCAGGTAAAATGTGATTAATCTGGAAGTATGAGAATTTTTTAAAGAGGGTGTGATGTAGGTGTGGTATAAATTTAAGCCTGTTTTTGAGGTTTAAGAATTACTTCCGAAAAGTACCAAATTTCTACATAAAACTTCCATAAAAAGTAATTGCGTTTTTTGTTAATATGGTTGAGTTATAGGCTGATATTATATTTTAAGGTGTTACCTTTTTTGGTAGTAAAGGTGCGACAAGGTAGGAACTTATACTATAATCGCTTATATTATTGTGTTTTAGCGATTTTTGAAATTTTAAAAGGTAGGAACTTCTTACAAAGGTAGGAACTTTAAATTGGTTCCTACCTTTAACAAAACTTTATCAAAAATTTCTGCATAAAATACAAATATTTTATTTATTAAATGCGGTTTAAATTTGTTTTAAAACAACTTTAATTGCTTATTAGTTCCTGCCATTAGTCGTGCATCAGAAAGAAGTTCTTTTTGAATTTGTTGTTTTAATTGCTCTTTTTCCGCTAATGTCTTGAATTGCGGGTATTGTTTAAAGTCTTTTATGAATTCGCCGCACCAACCGCAAAAATTCGCTTTATCTTCTCTAAAATCATTACAGTTTTTACACCATTTAACCATTAAAAACCTCTGTATTTGTGTCAAATAAGCTTAACTGATTTTTATTCTTTTGATTTTTTAAATCGAACATTACTATCTGTTCCGGCAAAAATTTATAGCAATAATATGCACTTGAAAAATTTATCTTAAATTTATCGTTTTTATTTTTAAAAGTTACTCGTTTGTTAAATAACATAAGCTGTAATGGTTTTTCCATAAATAAATCTATCGGTGCTGCATCTTGCAGCCATGCAACTGTCATGAGCAGTGCAAAAGGTTTATTAAAGCTTAAAGCTCTTTCAAATATCTGTTTTTTATTTGTAAAAGGCGGATTGCTTATTATTAAATCCCATTTTTTAGGTTCATAAGTGTAAAAATCTTGACCGTACCAAATATGAGAGTAAATTACATTATAGTTATTTTCTTGAAATACTTTTACAAATTCACTTTCTTCCGTATCAAAAGGACACCATATTATTTTATCTTTAAACGGCTGTAAAAAATTTAATAATGGTTCTACTATTTCTCTTTTTGTCCAGCATTCATCATTTTTCCCCTCTGATAAATGCTGCCAATTATATGGTTTTGTTGTATCAATATTCTTTGTCATAAAAAATTTGTTAGATTTCCGGATGTAATCCTACTGTTCTTACCAGTTCAATTACGGCTGATTTCATTAAACATTTTTGTTTAGATTTTTTGAAAAAATCATCATAAAAACAGCCTTTGCATACACAGCCTCTTTTATAACACATAACAGCACTTTCAGACCATCTACGCTGTGATGTTGTTCTTCCTAAATAATTAAAAATTCGTTCTCTATATGCCATTTATATACTAATCCTCATTTTCTGCGTTATTTTGTTTTGCCAGTTCATCTAATATATTTAATTGCCCCTCTGCAGGAATACTATTTTTTAATCCGCTTTTTTTAAGTAAAACTCTTATTGAGGGTTCTGCAATATTATATGTTCTTGCGATTTTTCTTAAAGATGCGGTTGTTCCGTCAAATTCTTTAATAGCAAGTCGTCTTTCAAGTTTTTCAAATGGTCTTGCAGGAATCGTTATAAACGTTCCTGCAAATTGTTCCATTATTGATACAGCTACTTCTTTACCGCAAAGTATGAACATTTCTTTTAATATTTCGCTTGGCATATCATCAAATGTAATAATATCCATATCAATATCCATATAATTGGTTTTTATTATTCTGCCCATAGAATATCTCCTCTTGTTTTTATTACTCTTTATTAGCTGATATAGCCGCTAATTTTTCATAATTTGGTTCAATCTTTACTTTATCTTCCGTCTTAATCGTAATTCCTGCTTTTAATAGCATTTTTTCATCACATTCAAGCAGACGGTCTTTATCAAGCTCAGATTTTGTTCTTATGCAAAAATCAAGATTTAGAACTTTCAAGCCTTTTAAAGCTTCCTCTACGCAATTACAACAAACTTTTTTAACTAATCTGAAAGATATAGTGCCATATGTCATTTTCTTTGTGCGTTTAGAAAGAAATTCTGATTTATTTGCATCTGTAAATCTTTCAATATTTTTTTCAATTTCTTTAATTCTTGCTTGTATTACCTGTGCCTTAGCACTTGCATCAGCTTTTATTTCATTTATTTTTACTGTCTGTTCGCCCTCAATTTGAGTTTTGGCAATATTTAATTCTCCAAGTTCTTTTAAAGCTTCGTCAACTTCATTCCAGTTTTTATATATACTTTCTACCTTTTTAGCCATTGTTTTTTATTCCTTTCTGTATTGTATTTGTAATAGAATCTGTTATATCTCTCAAAATACTTAATTTAGCTTTATTTTCAATTATTGAATGCCAAACATTTTCTTTAAATTCCTCATTATCTCCAAAAACTGCTTCTGCCCATTCTTTATTGGCGATAGATAAAAGTTTTTCATGTTCATTTATTAGATTATGCAAATTTACTAATATTTCAGTTGTGCAATTTCTTACGGCAAGATTAGTAATATTAAAACTTGCCGAGCATACTCCGTTATTATCTTTCATTATTGGTTGTGCCATTTTTTTATTCCTTTCATATTTACAACGATTACATATTTTCAAATGTTTTAATTATTTTTCTTACATCTACTGATGTTAAGAAGTTAATACTATCTTTGCCGGTTATTTTTTTTATCATTATTTTTAAAGCTTTTGCCCTGTCTGTTGGTGTTTTTTGCCGGCTAATGTTATGCCACATTGCTTCAATTTTTCTTAATTGTGCCGGACTTGCCATATTTTTACGACCTGCAAGATTATTATATTTATATTTAATGAATGACTTTTTAGGTTTAAATACTCCTGTTTCTTTTGCTTTATCCCGTAAATTGTTGATTAATTCATCAATTTGTTTTTTTGATAAATCTTTGGAAGAATCAACACCATAACCGGATAAAATTTCTCTGTAAGTATCTTCATCAATTCCTAATAATTTACGCATATAACCTAATTGTTGACGCTGTTTTGGTGTACTTAAATTCATAATGAACCACCTACAAGCATTTTAGTAGTAGCTTTTACTGTTGCAGGTTCTAAATTATTGCCGGAACGTATTAAATCATTAGTTCTTTTTAAAATATTAAATAATTCTCTTGCGTTGTAGTTACAAGCAGCTTCAAATGTTTTTAAAACATCATTATCAGAATTTGGAAAAATTTGAGAAACAAGAGCTTTTACATCCTCACTTTTTAAATGTTCTAAACATTCAACCATAGCTATTCTGTTAGTAAAATATTCAAATTCACCTTTCATTTTTGCTATATTGTTATATAGCCTTTGAGTACCTACAAAAAGCAATCCAAAAGTAAAATTGCAACGGTCATGAATTTTTCTTAAAAATCTAAATACGATAGGTTTTAAGTTTTCGCTTTCATCAACTATTATTAATTTGCCAGAATCTTTTAACTTGCTTACTATTTGTTGTTCAAGTCTGAATATAGGTATATTTGGATTTATACCCAATTTTTCAGCTAAATTAATAATAAACATTCTTTTATTAATATCTTCATCTGGGTCAATAACAATAACTCCAAAATTATCTTTTTCATATTGTTTTATTGCTGTTGTTTTTCCAAATCCTGATAAACCAAAGCACATACCCATTTCACCGCCCATTTGACACATTTTGGCAATATTGAATAATCGTGATGCAACAGAAGTTTTAACAAATTTTAGTTGAATTTTTCTGTTAATAAAAACTTCTCTTTCTTTTTCTGCAACTAAAAAGCTTTCTATTTTCTTTTCTAACGTATCAATATCACCAGTATATTTACCATTAAGGTAAAGATTAATTTGTGCTGATGAAACATTTAATTTTTTGGCAATTTCAACTTGCGTAAGTTGTGATTTTTTAATAAAATCTTCAAGTTTTTCTGCCGTTGAGCTGATAAGTGTTTTTGTCATAAATACCTCCTCTGACATTCTTATTTTTCACAAATATTTGGTAAATTTTCGTAGCAAGTTATTTTATAAACCTTTTCCGGCGGTTTTTCTTGTACGCTAATTTCTTGAGCTTTTATAGGTTTTATTTTTTTATCATTAGTTCTGTATAAGCTCTTAAGTATCTTATTCATAGGGTTTATAAGATTTCTCTTTTGCTTTGCAGTTTCCTTAGCCTGTTCTTTAAATTCTGCAAGGTCTTTTGGAGAGCCTAAAGCCTCTGCATAAGGATGAACAGCATTTACACGAGTTGCTTTACAAATAAATTCGTTTTTTGTTGTATAAATTTTGATATACGATAAATCGAACATATCGTATTTAGCGATAACTTTTATGTTTAATCCTGCCAATTCAGGTGCATAATACCAATCATCAAATAATTTAATACCGTTTTTACGAACTTGTCTTTCTTCGCTTGTCATCATTAAATCGTCAAGCAAATCAATATCTACACCGTTTCCACGACCATTATTAATATATTCGTTAATGGTTAATGCTTTATCATTGTTGCAAGGTCTTTGTCTGTAAACTTCATTAAGCCATTTGTCAATATATAATTTAGTTTCCATAATCGTAGGAACATAATCACTTGCGAGCTGTTTATGAAATTTTTCATTTCTTTTAGTACAAGCAGGTTGATTAAAAATATTATTTCCGATGTATGACGGTAATAATTTAGCAAAGCTTTCAGTAAGTTCTTTGAAAAATCGTTCAATAATCTTTGAACGACCATTATAAGGCTTTGAAAAGATTGTTTTAATGCCCAATTTAGCATAAAGTCCTTGAATACCGGCAGTTGAAAAATCTGCATCACCTGTAAAAGTTTTTCCTTTAAATGCTCTGCCGTTATCTAAATGAACGACTTTAGGCATTTTGCCTAAATAAATAATAGCGTTACGCAATGCTGATGCAATAACCTGTGTGTTTTCAGTTATCATAATGTCATAGCCGACTAAATCACGACTTGCAGCATCAAGAAATCCAACCAAAGTAGCACGGCAAGGTTTACCCGTTCTTGGATTTTTAACCATAAAATCAAGAGTATGACCGTCTCCAATTATAACATCTCCAACATTTAAAACGCTGAAATCTCTTGTAATATGTGGTAATTCTTTATCAATAGCAGCTTTTAAACCACCTCTTGCATATTCCACTTTGTCTGAATGATTTTTTACAACATATTGCCAAACTCTTGCATAAGCGGAATAAGATGAAATTTCTTCAACACCTTTTTGTTTAAGTTCTACCGTAATAAGTTCATAAGCTTTTCCTAATTTGTACTTATTTTGATGAAGCATAAACTTTAACAGCATAAATTTTTCTAAATCTGATAAAGTGGTTAATAATTGATTTTCAGAGCCATAAGAATAATTATCAATCAATTCTTTCCAGTCATAGTGTGAATCATTCCAAAGTTTATTCCAACGATAAAGCGTTTGTAATGAAGTTTTGCCTAAATGATTGTATAATCTTTCTTTACGGAGTTTAGAGTTATATAATCTGATATATTCTTTATCAGCTTGTTTTTTAGATTTAAAATCTTTTCTGAAATCTTGCCAATCAATGATTAAATCAAGTTTGTACAAAGCTTTCTTTTTTGCTATTTCCGGAATAACTCTTTTTTCCTGTTTAAATTTATCAAGTCCGAATGTTGATATAATGTTTTTTTCTTCATCAGTTAAGGAAAAGGGTGCGGAAGATAAGTAATTAGATTTTGGGTTTTCCGCACCGCCGAAAGCACAAACATTATGTTTGTTTGTACGTACTTCATAATCATTGGTGTTAAAATAATTGTATTTAAGTTTCTCTTGAATTTCAGGTTCAAGAGATGAAAATAAAATTTCGTACTGTTGTCCGCCATTGCCGTTAATAGTTCTGGTTTGGTATTTGTTATTTTTGCAACGCTTTCGTAATGCACGTGCTGTAATCCCAGAAGCACTGGCAACATCTTTAACTTTTACATATATTAAATTATTATCGTTAAAATCTTCCACCAAGTTATGAAATCCTTATGTTATTTTTTTTATGCTGTTTCTCTTATACAGATGTTAAATCCGTATTGTTCTTTGAAATCTTCGTAATCGTTTTGATTAACATACCATTTGTTACGCACTTTTTTCCCTTTTAATCTACCGTCTTTTAGATAATTTCTAATTTGTGCTAATCCTATTGGTAAATCCTTTTCAATTTCGTCCAACATCAAAATGCTATTGTTCATAATTTCCTTTCATGGTATAAATCTTACATAAAGTTTAAATCGCTTTAAGTAAATGTAATAATGTAATATTATATTACATTATAAATGTAATATTTGTCAATAGGTGTATATGAATTTTAGTCAAAAATTTAAAAATCTTCGAAAAGAAAAATCTTTAACACAGGCGGAAATAGCTGAAAAACTTGGAGTAAATATTAAAACTGTAATTTTTTGGGAAACAGGAAAAAACTTACCCTCTCAAAAAAATATTGAAACAATATGTAATATACTAAATGTAACATTTGAATATTTCTATGATAGTGATGATTTATACCACATTCCAAGCAGTAAACATTATAAATTAGATGCTATAAAACATTTAAACCCAAATGGGATTTTTAACAAATCTTACAATGAAGGTAACAATTTAGAAATTAAAAATACTATAAATTCTCAAATAGATGATACAACAATTATCGAGAGAATACACATAAATCCAAGTTGTGGTAATGGTACTATTGTTCTTGATGAAGTTGAAATTGAGCCGATAAAATTAAGTACAAATCTTATTACAAATATTCTTAAAGCTTCAAAACCAGAAAATTTAAAAATTTTTCGTGCATCTGGTGATAGCATGGAACCAACAATATTTGACGGAGATATGCTACTTGTTGATATAGGTCGCACTGATTACCATAATTCAGGAATATTTGTTATAACTGTTAATAATGATTGGAAATGTAAGAGATTAAATAAAAAAATAAATGGAGATTTGGAGATTATTTCAGACAATAAAAATAAATATGAAGTAGAAATAAAACATCAAACTGATGAAGATATAGAAATAATCATTAAAGGTAGAGTTATAAAGAATTTAAGCAGAGGGTTATAAGATTTTATTGAAATAAATCTTAATGCCAATGGTAAGTACAGTTACAGCCCTTTGGGTTTTTGCAATCAACTATAGGAATCTCAGGAAGTTTATTATAAGGATAAAATTCTTTAAGATGTTTGCATTCTTGGCAAAAACTGCAACTATTATTTTCTATTTTATAAACAGTTGAATCTTCGCCAAAATTTGCAATAGTTTCCTTATGATTATATTCTAATTTGATTTTCAAATTTACAAAGTGTTTATAAAGTAATAAGCAAGTTTCATAATTATATTTAATTCCTGTTTCTGTATTGTAATGGTTTTCAAAATATTTTTTTGCTTTCTTATCAAAAAAATAATCAATCATTAAATCTTTTCTTATTAAAGTTAAAATATTACTATCAAGATTTTTAAAAACCTTTGGCACTTTAGTATTTATAAGCTTAATTGTTTTTAACGAATCGTACATATAAGCAGAATAATCTCCACGTGAAATATTATTGCAAAATGTACTAAAAAATTTAAACAAAGAATATTCTTTTTCTAATTTTAAAGCCTTTTTATATTCTTTTTGTTCAACAAATTTAAAAAATTTAGAACTTGCCTCTTTTAAAAATCTTTCATAACATTCAGGTGCAATAGTCATAATATATCCCTTATTACAATATAAAATAATAATATATTACTTAAAAATTTTTAATAATCAAGTTTAATATAAGCAGGGGTTATTACCCCTGCTTTATTATGTTAGAGGTATTTATGTCTTGCTTTGTCTTGGATTATTCAATTGTCAATGTGCGAAATTGTGAAAAACTAACTGCGGAGAGCAGATTTTATAAGTTTTTCAGGTATTTTTTCAAGTTCTGTTTTTAATATTTCTGTTTGAGCTTGGCTCAAAACTGATGATACATTAAGGTTTTGCAGATATTTTTGTACAATAGGTTTTGCTTGGTTTAGTCCGGCTGTTTTTATATCTGATATAATACTGTTTTGCAGAGTATTAAATATTTTTACACCTGTTTCGCCTAATGCTGATATATCACCTGACTGCAACGCAGAAACAACGGAGTCATAAACACCGCTTACCATAATTGTTTTTGCGTTTTGTAAAAACTTTTGCATTTTATTTGAATTAGCAGAAACGGCTTGTTGCGTGATATTTGGAGCGGTTTTTGTCTGTTGTTCAAATTCTGTTGTACTTTCAGGATTTTCAAGTAGTTCAACTTCTATTTCCGCATAAATCAATACATCATCAATTTTTTGTTCAGAATTTACATGAAGTTTGTTTATAACATAATCCCCTATGTATTTTCCATTTTGGAAATAGTTTATAACCTCTCTGTTTTCTGCTTTTTCTTCTATTTCATCAATGATATTTTGCGGATTACAGAAAGAATAATGTAATTTGATATTCAAAGGAAAAGATTTTAAATTTTCCGCCCCTGCTACAATAGAGGGTTTGCCTGTTATTCCTTGCTGTTCAATATATTTATATTCTTTTGTATATTCAAGGTTTTCAGTTCTGTTGAATATCTGTTCTAATGTTAATTCTGCCATTGTTAGTTACCTTTTTGAGTTATGTTTATATTGAATGTAATATTAAAGAATTGGTTAATATTGGCTGTTGTTTTTGCTAAATCAAATGTATCAACGTCATAAACTCCACCTATATTCTTTATTTTAGCGATTACTTGAGATGGTAAAATTTCAGCACCCAAAGAGTTTCTTATTTCTCTTTTGTATTCGTCAGCTGCATCATTAACAAGTTTACTTGTTACTTCAAAGTCGGTATTTTCATTTAAAATAACATTTAAATTTATTGTTTTATCTATTTTTTCAGGTGCAACAACATTAACGTAATCTGTCATAGGATTAACACTATCACCTGTTAAAACATTTTCTACATCTTCTATAACACTTTGAGGAGTAACATCATCTTCTGTTAGCGGATAGATATAAACTCCTTCTTGTGGCGGTATTCTTAAAGTATAAACGGTGTTTTCATCTGATTTTAAATAAAAATTAAATGTGCCGTTTTTATAATTAACATTTGCATAAAGCGTTTCATTATCAATAATTCCGTTATCATCAACCGTATAATTATTAGATATAATATTTATTGTTGTAACAGCTTCATTACCTTCACCTGTTGTAATTTCTTCTTTTGTTTCTATATTTAATGTTGCAGGTAGTATAGGACTTTCAGCTTGTGCATCAACAATATTTGCATTAGCTGAAAGCGTGTGATAAATATATGCCTGTTTTGAACCTGCACAACTGAATTTCTCAGATGCTAAAAGAATTCGCTTTATATACGGTTCATCATCTTCAACATCTGCACCGCCTGTTACTCCGTTTATATTTGTTACTGATTTGATGTAGCTTATTGGCTTAACAAGTATATTCACATCATCAATCCCGTAAGCATTTGCAAATTCGCCTGTTAATTGTGCTTTTATCGGAACTGTACCGATTGTTTCGCCTGCAGGAATAATACAATCCTCAGTTGTAATAAAGGTGTATTCTTCATCTTTTGATAATATTTCAAGTCCTTTTTTAATTGTTAAATCACTTGCAAATGTTGTATTAAGCTCAATTTGTAAAATATCAGCTCCTGAGCTTCCTTGTAATCTCGGAGTATCAAACATTTCTCCGATACAGTCAAGAATTAAGCCACGACTGTATTGTACTAAATTCAATCTTGCTGCATCATTAAACTTGTTAACAAGTAAAGATGCTTTGTATTCGATTAAACTTATTAACAGTCTTTCATCTTGTGCCGGATATAATGTACGACCTGTTTTTTCTTCAAACAGATTAACAAGTTTTTGTTCTTCTGCTTCTGAATTGTATTCAAAAAATACGGGTAAATTATCTGACATAATATTTTTTATTCCTTTCCTCTTTTGTTAATTTGCTTTGAAAAGTAACATCAATAACGATTAAACCGTTTTCATCATAGCTTGAGTTAATAGATGTTATTTCTCCTCTTGGTTCTTGTGTTGTAAAATCTTTAAGAATAATAGTTTTTGCAATAACAAGAGCATTAGCCGGTTTTTGTCCTATTGCTTCAATAATATTTGTTCCAATATTAGGTTGGAGAGGTATAGAACCTTTTGAAACATTAAAAATAGTATCGTAGCACTGTTCAATATCGTCTAAATCTGTTACTACTTCTCCTATGGTATTTCTTTTATGCTGCCAATTATTTGTTGATATTTCGTTTATATTTGCTGTTTTTGCCATTGTTTGTCCTTGTTTTTTTAATTCATTGAGTTATTTGGTGCTGTTGTAGGTGAACCGTTATTGCCGTTTCCGTGTGTGTGAGGATTATAAACATCTCTCATTTGCTGCATGGTACCTTTTTTATCAGATACATCTTTTGCAACTTTTAAATTTTTTGTCATTTCTACTTCACAGTCAAAAATAACCTTACTTTCAGCCTTTACATAGATTTCGCCTTTAACATCTATTGAGTGCTTATGCTCTGTTTTGTCGTATTTAAAAATAGTGCCGTCTTCAAAAGATAAAAGTTTTACATTTTCATCTTCAAGAATACAAACATCATTATCGTTGTACAAAGCTCCGATAACACAGCCGTCTGAAAAATCTTCCGTAACACAAGCAGCGACTTCCGTATTAACTGCCAAAGAGTTTGAAGATTTATCTTTGACTGTGCAAAGCTGCGGTACAAAATACCAGCTTGTTTCAAAATCATCATACTCATGAAGTTTTAATTTGACCTGATGCGGTCTTGTTGCTATAACTGTGCCGAATACTAACATTTTTCTATATCTCCCGTAACTGTCCATTCTTCACTTGATACGGTATGAGTAGAATGAGTAATATGATATTTCCCGTCAAAAACTCCAAACCCTTTTATTGCAAAATTCACTCCGGCAACAAATAAACAATTAGCGTTTTTTAGAGTTATTGAGCCTTTAACCTCTTTTGAACCGGCTTTTAAGTTTGCTTCCGCAACTTTTTTTGCTTCATCTTTTGAAAGACATTTTATATTTTTTAACTGTAATGTGTCTGTGCCTTTATCTCGTTTTGCAGTATATGTACAAAGTTTTTTTGTTTTAGGATTAAAATACTTAACAGAACACGCTTTATACATTTTTGTACTTTCATCAGAAATATTTAAGTCTTGTATATCTTCTTTTGTAAGAGTAAATAAAACATCTGCATCTGTTAGAGTATCAATAGCTGTAAATGTTAAAAGTCCGTCCGTAATTTTAAATATATAGCCGTAATTATTGGCTATTCTTCTTAAAAAGGCTAAATCTGTTTCATTTGCTTGATTTACTCTTTCAACAGGCACATTGCCTTGACTTCCTGCAACCTTAAAACCATGAATATTTCCGAATTCTTGAGCTATTTTAATAAGCGTAGTTTTTTCAAACGGTCTTGTATTGGCTGTTCTTAACGGTGTATTTGTTGTTGCAGCAAGAGCTTTTATTTCTAAACTATCTCCTGAAGCTGAAAAATGAAATGAATTTTCATCAATAGTAAACGTACCGCAATCAAGAATTTCTTTTGAATCAATAAAGCCTGCTTTACAAGAAATTTTTGCACCTTTTTCTGGATACCATTCATTTTGAAAAAGTTTGTCATTATCTTTTAAAGTTATAGTAAGTTCATCAGACTGTTCTTTCTCGTAATCATCATAAGTAATTGATTGAAGATATTTTGAAAAATCCTTTGTAACATTATGGTTGTTATACTTTAAATCTGTAAAAATTTGTTTTGCCTGTGTCATTAATTTTGTTTCCAAATCGGTAAATTTATCTTGTTATCTGCTGTGTTTTCTCTTATTGGTATTCTTAATTCAATGTTTTCATCCAAAACAGGTTGAATACTTACATGAGGGTTTGCGTTTATAATATCTGCAAAATCATATTGATTGCCGTAGAACTTTGATGCGATTAAATCCCACCTGTCATTTTTTATAGTTTTGTATATATAATATTCTGTCATTTTTAAGCTCCTTTTTCATTTAACAGGTTTTTAAATTTGGTTTAAATTTTTGATGCAGCATCATTTATTTTTCTCAAATACCACAAATTAAGTTCAAAAGTTGCATCTTGAAGCTGTGTATCGCTAAATCTCATAAATTCACGCTGCGGCATATTTCTGTCTTCATAACCGAAATTATGTATTGCTGCATATTCTTTTGCCGTACCTATTGTTAAATCAGTACTTGTAATTTTGTAATCAAAACTATCTCTTAAATCTCCGTCATACTGCAAGATTTTTGAAACTTTTTCTCTTTTTTCTCTTTCTTTAGCCCATTTTTCAGACCATTCTTCCCATTTATCGCCCGATGCAGTACCTTCTGTTTCAAAGTTTTCATAAATAGAATCCATCAATGACTGTCTTAAAATCTTGAATAACGGCTTTAAATCAGAAACACTATCAGCTATTTCATCAAGTTTTTGGAAAACTTCTTTAGCATTCATCTGTACAGTAAAATATTTACTCATAATATTCCCTTTCTTCAAAACCAACATAAACAAAAGCTATGATTACGATTAGCGGTAAAAAGAGCCACCAAATCAGTTGTTTTAAAAATTGTTTAATTTTATTTTTCATAGGCTTGTAATCCTTTCTTAAATGTGTCATAATGTTGTTAGAGTAATTTAATACTGTAAATCTGGCTACAGAGCTATAAGCGACAGAGGGAACGCCAGTCCTCATAATTAAATTACTCTTTTTTTATGTTTAAATTATCAAAAATAATCGTTATATCTTTTTCTTGTAGTTTATTCTTAATATTTGAAATATCAGTATAATGGTAAGTTGTGATAAAGTTTGCAGTTTTATTTTTATTTGATTTAACAACCAAAACGACATATTTATCATAATTTTTGTAATATACTAAATGACCTGTTTTATCTTCCAAAATTAAAACATTAGAGTTTGTTATAATCTCCGGAATTGCTTTAAAATCAGTAATCTTTAAATCATTATGTTTTATTTGTTCTTTAACTAATGTTTCTACGGATAATTTAACAGTTTTTTTCTTTGTTTTTAAAAGTTTTTGTTGTTCTTTTGTTAAAACTGCAATATCAAAAGCCAATTCTTTTAATGGTCTTGAATATTTTTTTCTTAAAAGTTCTGTTATTGCATATTTTTCTATATTACCCCTGTTTGTAGGTAAATTATTTTTGCTTAATTCTTTAATAGCTTTTTCTTCTATTTTTGTTGCCAAGCCTTGACATTTAGTATAATAATTATCAAAAACTTTTGAATTAGTAAGAGTTTTAGCAATTTGAAAAGAGGTTTTATTGTCATATTTTTCTAAATTAGGAATATACTCAAACATACCTAAATTAGTATTCCAACCAGCTTCGGCAGACATAGTTATTTTCTTTCCACCTTTTTTAAAATCATAAGCCGTTATTGTTTTAGGCTCTCCGCCTGCAACTGTTTCTATTTCTCT